TCGCCCGCAGACGGGGACAGCAGACAGTCAAGTGACGAATAGACGTGCGCCATCGTCTCGTGACCAACCGGGTTGAAAAGCAGCCGCTCCTGGTCGGAGAGATAAACGCGGTCCCCCGGTATCCCAATCTCGCGGATCAAGCGGGGTAGATCCACGCCGTTAAAGATTCCCTGGGCTTCGGTGTGCAGGTAAAGCCCGACGTCAGGGTTTCCGTCAGCGAGCTTCTTGAAAGCCATGAGGGCTTCGGCAAAGCACTTTCTCGACGGGTTGCCCTTGTTGGCGGCGACCATGCCGACCAGCCACTTGTCCTGGGGCATCTGCGTGACCTCGCGGGCGGTCTTTTTGTCGATCGGCTTGTAAACCGTCGTGTCGATGCCGTGCGGGACATAGAGCGGGTCGAACTCCTCGAGCATCCGGGCCCCGAACTTGCTCATTGCAATCGGTATGGCTCCGGACTCGCGGAAGAAGTCTGTGACCCTGGGCGGGGCAGGCTCGTGATCAACCGGAACCCAACAAGCCATATTGAGCTTGCGGGCCATCTCCGGAGCCAGAACCCAAACATCGAGCAGGGTCACGACCATGCCAGCTCGCACATCGCCATCGAAGTGAGCCTTGGCGTGAGGCAGCAGGGTCTTGTTGCCCATATCGGGCTGCATCCCCGGATAGGTGATGATCCCGTTCCAGTTGAGCCGGGCACCCTCGAGGCCGTAAAAAGCCGAGATGCCCACGTCATAGTGCTCGTTGAGCTTGGGTGCGAAGAGTCCTGTTTGTTGGCCGTAGCCCGTCGGGCTCCAGCCCGCGTTGCTGTGCCAAAGGAGCGGCTTTCGCTCGGTAGCGTCACTCATTGAATCTCCCGGTGGTGGCAGTCGGTGGCTTCACATCGCAGGGCCTGTCACCGCCACCGGGGATGGCAGGCCCTACGTCTGACGGGTCCGGTTAGTCGACCGGTCCCAAGTAGGTCTCCGCCTGGATGCTTCCCACGGCCTTGCGGGAATACATCTCGTGCTGGCGGATGCAGTGGGCGTAAATCTGCGCCCTTTCAAATCTCTGGCCGTCTTCGGAAAACGAAAAGCGGCTAACGGCCTTGCTGGCCTTGCGCAGCCAACCCTCTGCGGCTGCGGCGTTCAGATCCCAGCTCGGGGTCCAGTTGTCGTCGGCTCGAGTCAGCCCATCGGTATCAGGGCGAGCTGCGACGGAAAGCAGGTCATCCATGTCGTCGTCTGTAAGCGCCGGGTCAATGTCGGCGTCGACAAGTCGGGAAAGTTTGTCTTGGACTTCAGCTTCGGTCATGGGAAGGGCCACCAGGGGATCGGTTTAGCCTCACCAATCGACTTCTCTCGACTGGTGAGTGGAATGGGGTCGGCCGAATCAGCGTCATCCGCAGGGACGTTGATGCCAAACGGGAACCAGCTTGGATGCTTGCCCGTGGCGTCAGACTTCCTCTCCGGAAAGTTGATGTCGACCGACCCCTTCACTCAGCGAGTCCTTACGACTCGTTGTTGATCTTGACCACGGCCCTGTTCAGGTCGTGGACGAAGAAACCAACCCGCGTCTCGTAGCGGAGACCGGTGAGGTTCTCCTGCCACAGGTTGCGGGTCGAGGTTCCGTCGTAGACGGTCGCCTCACTCGAAGCCGACACGGTGATGTCCGAGCGGACACGCACGTGGAGGTTCGGCTTGTAGACGAGGAGTGCCACCGTCTTGTTGGACCCAGCCGTTGCGCTGATCCTGTCCAGGTTGGACGAGAACGAACGCTCCAGGCCGTAGAGCGGGTCCACGGTCGGGATGTAGAGGCCCTGAGCCTGGGCAGTCGCCGAAGCGGTGCCACCGCTGGTCTGCCGGGCATCGCGGAGGTGCCGCGGTGCGTCGGAGGCCAGAATCAGCGCCATGTTGTTGGGGTCCGTGTAACCGTTGGACTCGAGGGTGCCCATCGCAGCCGAAACTGCAGTGGCGAGACCGTCCTGCTTGGACAGGTCCAGCTCCACCTTCGAGGTCGTGTCGCACAGCTCGGTGTCGAAGTTGCCAGAGACGGCAGAGCCGTTGTTACGGCCAACCGCGTTCTGGTCGATGACCTTGCTGATGGCGTCACGCACGCCGGAGTCGACGAGAACGTTGAGGTCGCCGTTCTGGACGTCCTCAATCTGCTCGTCGGTGAACAGGACGATCGAGGCGACCTTCTTGATGTTGAGGGTGCCCTGACCGAACTCTGCGCCGGTGACGGCCTTGGTGCCGGCCTCGCCGACGAACCCTGCAGTGGGCTCGCCCAGCCAGATCGGGAACTCGGTCCGCCTGTTGGTCGTGGTCCTGACGTCGCCCGCAACCTGGAAGGCAGCGGTCTGGTTCAGGATTCCGGTCGTGAGCAGCTGTCCCTGCTCATCCGGAAGGAGGTATCCGCCGGCCGCATCTGTGAGGCCGGACAGAGGTATCTGGTTAGCCATTTAGGCTCTCCTTTTCGTCTGTCGTTGCCCCGCTGCCCGCCGACGGCGAGTTTGGAGGGGCTAGTTGTTGGTCTTGCCCAAGAGGCCCACGATCAGCTCGTTGTGAGCCTGATCAGGGGTCTTCGGGTCGGGTGCGGGCTCCCGTGGTCCACCGTCGAAAGTGGCCTTTGGTGCTTCCGCGGGCTTGACGTTCTCCAGAATGAGATCCGCCTGAGCCTCGAGCTCTTCTTTCGAAGTAGCAGTGAGAAGGTCCATGAGGTTGCCCCCGATGTTCTTTTCAGCTGCCACCTCGTAGCGAAGTAGCCTGGCCTCGGCTTCCGCCTTGGCCGTTTCGATCTGCGTCAGCTTGTCCTGCGCCCGTTCAAGCTCGGACTTCTGCGCGTCTTCATACTCCTGCGCCTTGGCCTTGGCTTCCTGAGCCTCGGTGCGGTACTTCGCGGCCTCTGCGCGGAGCTTCTTGACGTAGCCCTCGTCGAACTGCTTGGCTTCGGCTTCGGCCTCCGGGGCTTCGGCTTCGCTCGGCGTATCGACAGGGGCAGTTTCGGCCTCCTGGGCCGGTGCGTCCTCTTCGGACATGGTTGACCTCCTGGGTCGGGGTAGTGGCTAGGTGACGTCCACGAGTGGACGCTGGGTAAGAAAGTTGTCTCCAAGGACCGTTGGCGATTGGCCGGCCAAGTCCCTGAGTGCGATCTGATCGCTGTCGAGGAGTTGGGCAGCCTCCAGGCCAACCGCGTTGATTCGCTCCTCGGCACTCATACGGCTAAAAACCTCAGCACCGGTTGGATGCTGAAACCGATCTTCAACGTCCGCAAAAACAGCTTCGCCAGTGCAGTCGCAACCGGGATGAGTCTCAAAGTCGTCTTCCGGGGCCAAGATGTCGTTGCTTGCTGCGGCCATGCACCCTCCGCAGTCGTCTTCGCCGTTCAAGACCCTTCGATAACCAATGATTTGGTCGTTGGAGCGAAACTGGTCAGACAGAGCATTCCGAGCAGCTGCGTATGTGTCGAGCTTGATGAGGTTTGACGAGGCTTCAAAACCGATCTTTGCCGCCTCTTCGATGGTCTTACCTTCGGCCATCGCAACCTTGCTTTTGATCGGCGGCGAGCTCCAGCCTTCTTCGAAAGTCCGCCCGTCTCGGGTCCGACCAACGTAAGGCTCTGGGTCGATCTGGGGAGGGTTTACGACTCTTCCAGTCTCAGAGCTTTGAAACGCTCCCAGATAGGCCGCTGTGAGCCTTAGATTGAGAGCCTGCGCTGCTGAGACCGCCGGTGCCATGACCTCAAACCACGCGGCATAGTCGGCGTCAAAGTCGCCCGTGACCTGCCAGGTGCGTCTGCTTTGTTGGACCACTCGGGCCTCGACCGCCTTGAGCCGCTGCCCGTAGGCGTTGGTAATCGCAAGGCTTCGCCGGTTGGCTGCCACCGTCTAGGCTGCTTGGATCTGGGCCAACAGCGTGCGGATTGAGGCAGCCGTTGCCGGGCCGCTTACGCTCCGAAGGGCTTGAACTATGCGTCGGAGGAGCTCAAGGTCAGCTTCTCGGCCGGCGTAGGTCATCTCGTCAATCTCTGCGTCCCACTCGTCCGGCCAGCCAGAGGCCAGCAGCACCGCTATGGCGTCGGCGTTGCCGCTTCGGACGTAAGAAAGAAGCTCGTCAAGCCAGCGTGAAATCTGACCTTGATCGGCGGTTGGCTCGCCGGTAGAAACCTCGATCTGCTCGGCAGCAATGGCCCCTGCATCTTGGAAGAGCAGGTCTTGGGCCTGGACAGTCCGCATCCGTTCGATCTCCTGCGGGCTGTATCCAATCTTCTCCCACAAAATCTCCTGTGGCACGCCGATCTCCTGCTGTTTGACCGCGGCATCCACGACCTGGGCGATCGAGCGGCTTTCCGGGTCGACCCAGATCGTCTGCGCGACGATCTCACGGCCTCGAGCCTCATCACCGATGGAGCGGAAAGCCAGCTGGATGGCTTCGACGTGTGCGGCTCCGAAAGACGGCATCTTGCGTCGTGTGCGGCTGACGAGCCCGGTTTCGGCCATTTTCAGCGCGTCGGCCGAAGCGTTGGTGATCTCGCCTTTTACATACTGCGGAGGAAGGCGGGTCTGAGCTGCCAGATCCGACACCAGGCTGTTCTTGGCGTCGATGTAGTTTTTGAGATCGGCCGCGGAGAACTCATGGACCCGTGCGTTGTCGTTGGAGAAGGTCCAGACACGATCGTGGGCTGCCTTGAGGGCTGCGGCCCTGAGCGGAGCGCCGTTTTCGTCCCTTGGGATCTCGACGCCGGTAAGAACTCGCTGCGGGAACGCCTGATACTCGGAGCCAATCATCATGTCCGACAGGATCTTGTTGATGGCGTCCTGCAGGTCGATGATCTCGGCCAGATCAGAGCGCCCGCCGTAGAGCATCGAGGGAGAGTTGGGAAGCGGGATGACCGGAACTACGCCCAGTGAGTTGGCGCCGCCCGGATCGCCCGTGCGCTCAATCCAATCGACCTTGCCGCGGACTGAGCCGCCCTTTGCCAAAGGCTTGGCGGATTCCCACTTGAAGATGAAGTCGGGCAGGTAGAGGGTGCAGTAGGCGTAGCCGTCCTCGCCTACCCACTTCTTGAAAGCGGCCATCCGGCGCTGACGATCGCCAGGCACGTGAGCCACGATGACCTGCGAAGGGTGCTCAGGCGTAATCCGGGGTGCGGCACCTTCCTCAACGGGAGGCTCGACCAGCCAGTAGGACTCGCCGAGCTTGACCGCTTCGGTGTGGGCCATCTCAGATCCGCTGTCGAGATTGTTGGCCTGCCAGATGTCCCAGGCAAGCTGGTCGGCTTCCTGCTCCTGTCCGAAGCGGAAACCCTGCACCGTGAGGCGCTCAACGGTCGAATCGACCACGATCGGGCACCAGTTGTCGGTGATCTTGCCGAAGCGGGAAGCAAAGGTGTCGTTCCAGCGCTGGGTTGCGAAGTTCAAGGTGTGATCGCCCAGGTAGTAGGCGTCGAACTTGAACCACTTGGCCCATCTGTCGTGCAGGCGCTGCTCGAGGCGATCGCGCCACTGTTCGGGCGTGTATTCAGCCAACGTGGCGCTCCTTTCCTAGAAAGTTGTCCAGCTTTTGTCTTGTTTGGTGGTCGCGCCGGATGAGATGGCGTCTCCGCGGGCCTCCCAGCTCAAAACTGCGGCCATCGCGGCGTCGATCTTGCGAGGGCTGTCAACACGGTCCTTTGAGATCGTCCACATGAACCGCTGGCGATCGTCTCGGACGTTGAGCTTGCTTTTCACCGCGTTTTTGATGTGGCGGGTGAAGGTGTCGTCGGGATCGTGTTGGAAATCGCCGGCCGAGATCGCATCGGTGAACTCGCGCACCGCCCAACCGACCTGCCGGGGCCTCGAGGTGTACCAAGGCATGAAGCTCCGCTCTCCGTAGCGTCCCTGCCACTTCTCAAAGAGCGGCTCGATGTATTGCGGGTCGATGTAGGCCCGCCAGATTTGGAAACGCTCAGCGGCCTCGATGACCGCTCCATCTACGGCTTCGAAGGGGTGTTCGTAATCTTCGGGAGCGTCTTGGGGTGTCTCCCAGATCCCGAGCGGCCATTGGTAGCCGGTCTCCACGTGGGTTGCGATTACGGCAAGGGCATCGTGGAATCTTGCGCCGTCGATGCCCAGGACAATCAAAGATCCGGGGTCGAGCTCGAGGTGGCCGGCGTTTTCGTCCCACTTTTCGGGGTCGAAGGCCCTGGCCTCACCTGCACGCTTGCGATTGAGGAAGAATCGCTCCGCCTGCGG